GTCCTGAACTATACCATTCGTAAGTTCTTTCCATTGCCGAATCAGACATTGAATCTTGTTCAGTGTGTGGGTCATCAATAATAAGTAAGTCCGCCCCTCGTCCTGTGATTGAACCGCCTACCCCCGCTGCAAAATATTCTCCACCATGATTGGTCTCCCAACGGCCTTTAGCCTTACTATCTTCTCTCAGACTAACATCTCCGAAGATACTTTTGTAGTCTTCGGTCTCCATTAAGTTTCTAACTTTGCTACCGAATCGCGAAGCAAGTTCAGCGTTGTGAGATACTTGCATAAGTTTCATTTTAGGATTTTTACCAATCATCCAAGCAGGAAATAAGTATGATGCAAACTCTGATTTGGTATGCCTTGGCGGCATATTCACAATAAGGCGTTTAGATTTTTTTGTAGATATATCTTGAAACTCATTTGCAATAATTTGATGGTGCCCCCAGTTTTCTGGGTCCTTTGTATTACGATAAATAAAATCAGGCCACATAGCTTTTACAAACAATAGGAAGTTATCCTGACACAACTTTATATACTCTATCTGCTTCTTGAGTATTAAGGTTCTTATTTCATCGTCATTTAAATGATCTAAATTCATTTTCTAAGTTTTTTGATTTTTTGGGTCCCCTCTTCAAGGAGATCCATAAATTGATCTAACAAGTACATAATAAAATACCACACAGAAACCATTACGAATAGGATAGCCATCATAATGCTAAATAAAATATTACTTACTGATTTCATATCGTTTCAGCATACACTATTTCTATGTAAGTTGCTATAAACTCTTGTAATATACAAGTACCTTGTATATGAACGCCACCAGCGTAGAAAAAATTAAGAAATGCAGGTTGTCGGTTTTGTTGAGCCTTCTATAAGAGATAACCGATAGCCCGTCAGGGCTATCGGTGTTGGTTGTAGTTAGCTACTTAACTTTTCGATTAAGTAACTAAATTTTTTTACAATCCTTTTTTTAAAGTTATCAATTAGTGGGTTGCCATTATTTTCTAGTATTAGCTTTTCAACTTCGCCCTCTAACATTTTGTACATAACTTCATAATTTAACTTACTGATTGCGTCAGGCTCTAACTTAACATTGTCAGTAAGTTGAGTATTAGCCGATTGCTCGGCTAATACTTTTGATATGTTCATCAAACTATTTGTCATTGTTATCACCAATAGCTTTGAACTCATTGTATTCAATCTCAGTACAAAACTGATTGAATAAGTCATTATGTTTTATTTTGAAGTTAGCAGTTTCAAACTTTTTTCTTTTTCGTCTGATTTTCTGCACTCCAAAACTACAACCATTTTCATCTTGTACAATGACCAAGTTTTGATTTGTTCTTGCAAACACATCAACAACATTTTGTTTCATTGTGTCTAACTCTTTAGTTAAACGATTGAGTTGTAGCTTGTTAACTGCATAAGCTAAGATTACTTTTTTTTCATCTGCTTTCAGTTTTCTTATAGCATTACTCATTTGTTTCCTTTTGTTTGTGTTAGTAATAGCCTGTCTTATCATATCCCACATCTAATTCAACACTTAAAACCCATTATGAACACACAGTTGATAACTGTTCATAATGGGTCGTTTGAAGAACAAACCTAAAACAAACTAAAAACAAAATTTAAACTTACTACATCAAACAACAGCAAAATGTAGATAACCCACAATGGCGAGAGATATAAAAACAATGCACCCATTACCATGAGCAAGTATAAACGACAGTCTTGCCGTTTTTGATTGCCTCTTTACAGAACTTCAAGAATTTTAAGTCTTGCGACTTGTATTCTTTGACAGATTGTTCTTGAAATTGCTGACCCCAAAAGAATCCGTCAGGTGTGAACGAACTAGAAAAATCATTTTTTATCTCTTCTTCTAAATCCTTGACGACATCTTCGGTAATATAAACTTCATCATGTCCGTTCATACCGAGATGAGACATATCAAAAGGGTTAAAATCTTTATCCTCTATCATTTCCCTTGTTCTTTTTTTTAATTGTTCTTGGTTCTGTTCTTCAAACTTCTTATTCATAAATGTTTGAAGTCTTGCGTGCTTTCGCCAAACGAAAACATCTCTTTGCTCTTCTTGGCTTTCTTTCTCATCATCAGAATAGTATTTTTTCCAATCTATCTTTCTGTTACGAAGATGAGCATATTGGTCTAGTCCCATATTATTCTCCTTTGTTATCTTCCTTGTCTTATCATATCCCACCCCAAAGTCAAATAAAAAATTTCCAGAAGTTCGTGCTGCTCGTGGACAGTCTTACTTAGTTTAGAATAGTTCTAAACAAGGCGCACCCTAACGAGAACGAGCGAAGCTTCACAACGCTGCCACTGCAGTCAGCACCAGGATGCCCAGCATTGGCATGGTAACATTTGGCCAGAGCAGGGCGAGAATTAAAATTAACGAGCTCATGCGATTCGCCATCCGTCAGTAACGAAAACATCTCCACGGATGTCCTGAATGTTGTCCAGCTGCACGCCCAGTCCTTGAGCTATAAGCTTCCTTGCTTTGTGGTTGGTTTGGAACGAGCTGTTAAAGAGCCCCTCCTCATTCACTATCATTTCTTTTAGTGCTTGGGATCCCGGCAGCTCCTGCGATGCTGCAGGCATGGCTGCGTTTACGATTTCAATTGGCCCCTTCACGAGCTTCTGCATTGCATCTAGATCTTCAATCTTTCCGTCTACCACGGTAACCGTGCCGTCATCCTTTATCACATGCGTCTTCACATTTCTTACCACTCTATTCTCTGAGCCCATGAAGTCGTCTTTGTTTTTTGTATATGTCCATTCCTTAGTCATTATTCTCCTTTGTTTGTTGTTAACGGACCGTTCCCACCCTTTCGTTTGTTACATAGGCGACTTATTAATGTGCCAGCGTTAACGGCCCGCTGTAATAACTCTGAATCGGATCGAATCTAAAAGATTGATTGCCTTCAGGGTTAAAGTATACATAAGACCAGATGGGATTAAAGTCAAGTGTAAAATTTAAATGCTTTTCTTCACCAGCGTAGTTCCCGTCCCCCAGATCTAACTTAAGTAATTACTTCATTCCTACCTCCTTTCTTCAAACGAGAACGAGCTACCAGCTGCATCGGCTTCAGGACAGGAAGGGGGCTCAACACAAACAAAAAGAAAAAGTTGGCCCCCGAGAACGAGATTAAACGAGAATCATACTCTTGCCAAGTCCAGCACGCTGCAGGTGCCCCCAGATGCAACATTAACAACGAACCGTTGTTCTTGCTTCAACGAGCGAGAACGAGCTTTGGCTGCCCGGAGATCCAGCAGCTCCCAGAGAGCATCCTGGAAGGCTGGCCAATGTACGGGAAACGAGAACGAGAAACGAGGTTTCAGTAAACGAGCATCAGTAATCGGGGACAACGGTCTGTAAAGTTGGACAGCTCTCTTCGAGAGGGTCTCATTGCAGATCAATACAGTTCCACCATGTTTGAGTCGTTTATTTATCCATGATATTTGCCATTTAGATAGCTTGGGATATCCAACCTTATCCGATTTAAGTTCTAACCAAAATTCTTTACTAGCAAAACAACCATTTATGTCAGGAATTCCATTAATTGTATTAGATTCTACACGGATTAAATGAGCTTTTGGGCAATGTTTTTTTATCTTTTGCCACAAAATTGATTCTCGTTTTTTCATAAATTATTCAGATCGGTTTAGCACTCTCTCAAGCTTTGTTACGCTGGATCTAAGTAAAACATTACAGTCGGAAAATACGGCTGCCTCTTGGTCATACGAGGCAAATGTCCATACATGCTTTTTATCTTTATCAAATATGAATGCGTGCGTAATCATCTTTGCTGGCTTTAATTTTTTAACTTCTTCAGCATCTCTATGACCAGCATCTCCACAAGGATCTAACCAATATATCCTGTAGTAGTAATATTTTTTATTACCAACGACAGCTTGTTTATATTTACTTTTTTTTCGTTTCAACATTAACTTTACCTAAATTCATTTTGAGATCCTGATTATGAACCTCATTAAATACAGTAATGAAAGATTGCCAGTTATAACTTCTTAGATAATTCTTTTGTCTCTGGCTCAGCTTCAATCGTTTTGGCGTTGAATCCATCGATCTTACTTGATAGCTCTGTGAGTTTTTTTTCAAGCTCCGCACGTGACATACCCTCCAATCCTGATACTTTTACTTCTCTCTTGTCTACATATAAACCAGCTAATTGTCCTGATCTAAATTCTGCATTTATTGCTGATGCATATTGCTTTTCCGTATAAGCTGCGTCAGCATACTTCTCTAATCTTTTGTATCTTCGAAGTTTGTCTTTTTCATATTTAGCTTTGGCTTTTTCAAGCTGTTGATCTAAATATTTGACTACGTGCGGATTATGTCTTCTTTGTGTAAGTCTACTACCAATATCTGAAAAATTCTTATCATTTTTTGCTTCGTATCCTGCTCTTTTGCAAGCCTCGCCTTTTGTAATCTCACCCCAGTTAGCAACGAGTATATCTACAAAATTTCTTTGTTTAGGAGTTAAGTCATCTATAGTTCTTAAAGCTTTTGATTTTAATGCCATTATTTTTTCTTTAACCTATTTTTTCTTATTTCTCTAGCTCTATGTGATGCCCTATGTGCTTTTCGTAAACTTATTTGATCCAAACCTATTAAATCTCTAACGCTTG